TTGGTAAGTTACCGACATCAATGTAAAATATTCTTCTTTCTGGTGCTCTTGCTAATCTGTAAATAACAAGAGAGTCTTCCATCATTCTAAGTTGATTAAGAGGCTTTAGCGCTTTATGTAAGAAACCTAATACTTTTTTTCTTGTTTCGTCTAGTAAACCTGATGTGATATAACTTACAGAGTCTAAACTCATCTTTACACCAGATGTGTATTGACCTGGTTTTTCTTGATAGATGTAGTACTCATCAACCTTTTCTATTAGATTTGCACCTGTTCTAGGATCTTTTTTTCTTTTGACTTGTTTAACCTTACGCATCTTTGACCCATCGATGGGTCTTATCTCTACTATTCCAGCTTTAAGGTTTGTTTCATTCACAACAAGGTGATGATATAATCTTCCATCAATGTACCATCTTTTAAATATATCATGACCTAACTCGTTGAAATTAAGCATTGAAATAATATTATCGAATTCTTCTTGTATTTGTTTTTTGATTCCGTCACTAACTTTTAATTTATCAAGATTAAGTTGTACGGTTTGTTCTCCAGCCTCAGTAGCTGCAACAATTGATTCATTAACTATGTCTTCTATAGCTGCGTCACATTCTGGATGCATCGCAGTTCCTCTATACTTCATAATAAGTTGAGCATTATCTTTTGTGTCATCACCGTCCATACTTACGTATTGACCATAATGTGAACCCGAAGCTGTTACATATCCAGCTCCGTCTTCATCCGTTTTAGGGACTATCGATGGTTTTTTCTTTGGATCCTCTTTTTCAACTCGTTTTAGTTCAAACCCAAATAGTGTAAAGCCTTTGTTATCTTCAGCCATTATAACTTTCCTTTAAATGAAGGGGACTAAATTGTCCCCTCCATAATAGTATTTATTTAAGCTACAACCGCAGTAGTTGAACTAACGCCATCTGTTGTATTAGATGTCCAGTATTGGTACTGCCAAGTTACACTAAACCTTTCGATCGTGTCAACGTCACCATAGCTGAGGTCAATAGCACTTACGTTTACTGGCCATGCATCTTTGAAGTTATATACCTTCTTTATGGTTTCGTCTCTATCGAATTGTTTAACTTGCAAATCAGTGAAGTACAATTCTGGGTTTTGAGTTCCTCCGATATCTGCATGATTCGCAATGGCGTTCATCCATGTTTCAAATGCATTTCGAAGTTTAAACTCTACATCGTTAATAATCGTAACTGTCCATTCTGCGAATGTTCTATCACCAGCAATCTTTAATTGTCGACCTCTGTAAGGAACTACGATAGTTCCTAACTCGGACGCTGGTAACTGAGCTGCTTCACAAAGGAATGATGAGAGGTCTGCATCTACATCAACACCTAAACCACCTCGAGGATTGTTTAAGTTAACTTGAAATAGATTGGCTCGAGCTCCACCGCCAGTTAGTCTAGCTTTAAATTGATCTATGCTACCTAATGCCATTTTTTACCTCCTAAACACCAGCTGTGCCAACAATTTCAGTAAAGTCAACACCAGTTCTAACAGCTACGAAGTTAAGCGTTACGTAGTTAATTGAACGTGCAGGCTTTATGAAGATGTTCGCGATAAATTCATTTCGATCAACGACCGCAGGAGTATTGACTGTTTCGTCTGCAATAATTCTGAAGTCTGTTATACCTCTTCGAGCTTTAACATCTCTAAGAACTGGTTCAATAACGTTTACAAATTCAGCTCGAGTAAACTCATCGTTGAATTCAAACATTACGTTCTTAGCAGCTTGAGAGATTGCTCTTTCAAGAACCAAGAACAGTCTTCTTACATTGATTCGATCGAATGCAGAAGGTCTATTGAACAGTGTCTTATCACCGAATAAGACTACACCAGATCCAGCTACATTTACAACTGGGTTTACACCAGCTTTGTATAGTGTATCTCTTCGTGTCTTATTTGGATTATAGTCAATAGCTGTTACGCCAAGAAGTTGACCACGTCTCGTTCCTGCAGGTGAGAACCAAGGAGCTGCAACCCTATCAGTTTCAGCCATAAGTCCAGCCACAGATGAGGCAGCAGGTATTTGAATAAATTGGTCATTAAATTTGTCGTATACTTTTATGTAGTTGCCGTCCATCACTAAGTAAGATGACTTAGTAAATGTAGCAGCAGTAGCTACAATATTTGTTGTCGCAGTAGCTTCATTTGTTACGTTAACAACGTCTGTTCTTGCAGGAGAAGATACAGCGATACAATCTTTTCTAGCTATAGCATTTGCAACTAGATCGTTTGTTACTGTAGTTTGATCTGCTCTAGATCCCATACCAGGTGCTATTAAGAAATCTACTTCAACTGCTTCTTCATCTTCGAAAAGATCGTGGCCAGATGCAATTTCAGATGCACCTAATGCAGCAGAGTTTGCTCCACTATCAAAGTCATAGTGAACAGGTGTAGTAAGACCAGATATGTATGTTTTTTGTGTACCTGGAGTCATAGCAGTACCTGCGTTAGCGACCGTATAATCAGAGTCAAAGTTTACCATATAGATATACTTTGATCTTTCGTTAACAACGTTCTTAACAAAGTTAGTGCTTCCATCAGCTAATACTGAATTAGTAGCAGCCGATACATAAGGATAAGCTTCTAACACTGTACCTTTAGTTCCAGTAAATTCGCCGTTATTATCAATAACAGCTACATGTAATTCCGTTCCTGTACCACCGGCGTTTGAATCTAATATTGAAGATCCTGGAGCTCCGTCAAAAGCTGATGCATAATCCCAAGCGGAAAAAGCGGTGCTATTAGCAGGACATAGAGAAACTCTTAGACCATTGCCTAAAGCTCCTGGAAATCTTCCTACAAATGTATGACCATCTGAATCTAACGATGTGTTAGCATCAAATATGTTTTTATTATTAATTGCTTGAACTGCATAACCATTTGCGCCCGGTCCTCGACCAGCGGTTTTATATGTTAGTGAGTGTGCGTTTTTAGCTGCAGACGTAGCTTGTCTTACAACTTGTAACGCATTTGAGTAACGCAAGAAATAAGATGCGTTATGAAAATCTATTGTAGATGTTGTGTCTGGTGTTGAGAACTGGTCTATCAAATCAGCTTCATTTGATATTAGTACTCGTTGGCCAACCGGACCCCATCTAAAGTTTCCAACGATTGCTCCTGTAGAAGTTTGAACGTTAGGGACTCCTCCCGTAGCGTCAATCTCTTTTACAACAACCGCAGGTGATTGTGATGGTGTAAATAGTGCCATGGCTTCCTCTCGGTTTGAATAATAAGTTTCATAATACGGTTGTTATCAAATATAGTTATATTTATATAAATCTAGATTTCAATATCGACGTCGTGGGTTTCATAATATGGCGTAGCCCATTCTGGTTTTTGAATTTCCTCATCAATAAATTGAGTTCCATCATCGATATGTCCAAATGGGACAACGTCATCTTCTATCTGTTTCATCTTCTGCTCGAATATCATTTCTTTTAAGTTAATATCTGTCATATCATTAAACAATGGGCTAGTTACAAAATAACCGAACATCACAAGGTTCATCATCAAATCATCATGATTTCCGTCAGAAGCCTCGAAGGATACTCCTTTTGATACAAATGTTGATATTTCCATTATTGTAGTTTCATCAACGATACTTATCTTTTTATTTTCTATTAAATCTTTTATAGCTGAACAACCTAATCTTTTTGTTTTTCTATTGATTTCTACGCCTATTTTATCAGCTTTAATTGCTGATTCTAAATGTATATTTTCATACTCTAAATCATAATATAAACCATTACAAACTATAGAACCTTGATCATTTGCTTCTACTATCACATAAGCGTTATTGTAGGAGTTCGCATACTTATAGATAATATTAGGGAAGAGGATAGGCGAGATAGTGTTGTTGCGATATACAGCAACCTGTTTGAACGGGCGAACGCTAATATCGACCAAAGTAAAAGTAGAGTAGTCCTGTCCTCTTCCTTTAGCGACATCTACTGTCATGATGTAGTCGTGTTTTGGGTCTGGCTTTTCATATATTAAAAGATCACCGCCTTCAAAGGTGTCTGTAGGGTTGTCAGCTCTAAACTCCATCAATGTTTCTGCGCTTATCAATGTATCACCAGTTCCGAAGAACGTGTTACCAAATTCTTGGTTAAATTGTAATTGCGATGTATTAGCAATCGTTGATTCTTTCCATTTCTCATCTCGACCAGGTACGTCCCACCAATCCACTCTAAATGGTTTGAATTCATTAACACCTTGCACAGCACCTTGCCATATATTATAAAAAGTATTTCCTACACCATTTGCAGTAGACGTAACTATAATTTTGGTATCTTTACCAGAAGAAACAACTGGATATGTAGATGTATAAAACTCTGCAGCTCGTTCTACAAACGCGAACTCATCAAGATAAAGAAGGTTAACGGAAAGACCACGAATAGAACTACCAGAAGTAGCAGAGGCAATAATACGAGAATTATTACTAAATTCAAGAGAACCTTTATTAAGGGCTTTACTACCAGGTTGTAGAAAGAAAGGAGTATTCTCCAACATAAGTGTGATTCTTGATAGCATTTCTCTTGCTGTTGCACCTTTGTTTGCCAAGACTGCAATTGTTTTGTCCGAATTAAAGAGGGCGAACCATAGTAAATAGGCACACGCTGAGATCGATTTACCAGATTGACGACACGCCAGTACAACATTAAATCTATTCTCCTTAAATTGACTAAACATTTCCCTTTGATAAGGGTATAACTTAAAAGGTACCAGACCCTGGTCTAAAGATATTATCTTACAATACTTTTCTGCAAAATAACCAGGATCACCCATACATCGAGAATATTCTTGTACAAGCTCAGATGTCCATTCTTGTACTACACCATCTCGTTTTACATTAGGATTTCCCAGATATGTTTGTATCTGGTGTGACATCAACGACCTCTGAATCTGTATTCTGTTTGTGTAAAAGCTTTTGAAGGTCTGCAGTAGATCCTAGAAAAATATTATTTTGCTGGTGTTCTACTTGTCTTAAAGGTTCTTCTAAATCTTTATTCTTTTTATTTAAATCCATCAACCTATCATTAACATCAGATAGGTTTTTAATCATATTAGAAAGGACTTCGAAAGCACGAGGATGTTCAGACTCACGA